TTATGCCGCTGTTGTTATCTCGGTCCACGTTGTTTGTGCACCTGTATTTATTTCTGACCACGCTATTATTATTACACTTCCTACAGTACTCGTCAATACTACTCCAGTTAGATCATCTACTGTTCCATGACCAGTTATTTCTGAAGGAGCAACTGCTGTTGCTGTAAGTGAAACACCAGTTACACTATAAACAGATATAGGAACAATAGAACCTACTGATCCTGTTGCAGATACACCACTTACACTTGTAGATCCTGTGATTGAAAAAGATACACTTCCGATTGCACTTGTCGCTGATACTCCAGTAATAGGTACATCTAATTTAGGAGCAACAATTACCGAACCAACTGCACCTGTAACACTTAAACTTTGAGCAACCACATCTCCAGTTCCTGTTGGTACAGCAGTTCCAATAGAGGTTGTTCCAACAACACCAGAAGCTGATACAGTAGCAAAAGCTGTTTGTGTTGTTGATCCTATAGCAGAAGTTGTTGCGATACCAGTTACAGAAACAGTAACGTCTGTTTTTGCTGTAGCAGTTCCAATAGAAGTGGTTCCAACAAGACCAGAGGGTACAACTGAATAAACAGCATCCCATGCTCTATTACCCCAAGAACCTCTGCCCCAACCTGAACCTATTTCTGCTGTTATTGTTACAGAACCAATAGCAGAAGTTGAAGATACACCAGTTACACTCACTCCTGCTGTATTTTGACTACCCCAACTACCTTGATCCCATTGTAGTAAACCCCAAGTATTTGATGCTTCGGTATTAGCTGTGCCACCCATCCCAGAATGATTAGAGCAATAGTAATAAAGAACTGGAGCAGAAGATGCAACTACGATAGTTGTTTTAGCACCAGCATTACCTGGTGTTCCACTTGTAGTTACGCCAGTAGTGTACTCACTTCCACTATTATGAGTACCATCTGAAGTAGTAGAAAACCTAAGAGGATGTCCACTATTAGAGCTATCAGCTTGGTCAAATACATAAGTACCCCCTTCAGCTAATACAACGGTAGCTTGTTGAGCACCGTCTAAAAAATACTTATTTCCAGAACCTGGATTGGATACCGTAACTGTAATTGTTCTAGTAGTCACCGAACCAAGCTCCTTTTATTTAAGCTATTCTTAAAATAGCATTTGATGCGTCAGCAGTTGGAAACTGTATTGTAAATGTACCTGAAGTAGCTGTTTTATCTCCACCAAAATCTAAAACTGCAACTGCTGGATCACCAGAAGCTGTGTCGTTATAAATTAAAGCACCTCTTGCTGTAAGTGAAACACCTACAAAAGATAAATCAGCAAAATCACAAACAGCAGTATCTGTACTCAAAGCTGGAGTTGTAGATACTAAAGCTTTACCACCTGAACTATAACCACTTGATGAAACTTGGTTATCTGTTGTAAATGATGTTGTAGATTTACCAAGAGTTGCACTTGATGTATACATAGCTAATTTAAAACTATTTCCACCGTTTGTAAAATTATGCACGCCTTTTAAAACATCTGTTTTAAATACATTACATACTACACTTGTTGTTATTGCCATATTATTTTTCTCCTAATTTTGTGGTGACGGTGATTGCACAGGAACCCTCATCACACCATTATCATATTCAGAACGTCTACGTCTTCCAGTTTGTGCTAACATAAACGCCTGCGTTTCTTCATTATACTTGTCTTGATACAGTTTGTACATATCCAATGGGCCTTTTAAATAACTAAAACATTCAACTAGCACTCCGTATAATAATAAATTCTCTTGATGTTTTGATAAAAAAGTATCTGTTGTTGAGTTAAAATGACTTGGGTCTTTTATATAATTTAATTGTATCTCATATGCTTGATCTGGCACTGGAGCAAAAAGAATATTTTTATCATCCCAATTAGCAAAATATTTTGGTAATCCTGTAGCATCTGTAGGATTGTATTCAGCCATAAAAGAAGTATCTCTTTTTTCTAAAAAATCTCTAGTACTACTACTTATTACTTGTATGGAACGAACAATTATACAATCATCAGGAACATTTAAGTATCTTTGTGTACCTGTAACAGCAGTCACATATTTTCTTATGTCATCATAATCAACTTTGCCAGCAATATCTAATTCGGTATTTCTAATAAACTGATCTAATAAAGTATCTGTTAAAACATTAGAATCTACTTCTGTATAAGCTCGAACTTGTGTTAAAAAACTTGCATGTGTTATACTCATGATATTACTATGGTTACTCCCCCTACCGCAGAGGATGTTGAAACTGAGGTAAGTTTATGTCCTAAAATATCATTGCTTTGTTCTATTGTCATACTTGCTCCACCAGTTATACCACTATCGCCGACCTCAGCAAAAAACCCATTGCTTATATATAGGAGAAATTCTTTATTAGGATTTTTATGTTGAGGTCTAGCGTTTACTAAAGCTACAGGATCAGCTTTAATATGTTTTCTTTTTATTTGAGGATGTTTAGGTTCAAATTCAGATTTGTGAACGAAAGAACCATTCCACTCTTTAACCATTTCTCTATAAGGATAAGCCATACCCGATCTGTCTGATATTGCTTTTGCGTATTTACCTCTTGCATAACCCATTACGCACCTTGAGGAAAGTAAGTTTGTGGAGTAAGGTAAGTTGAAGTTCTTTGACCATCTTCAGCTAAAGCCCTATTTAATTCATCTTCATACAACATTTTATTTTGTTGCACTAATTGAGGAGCTCTTTTTAAACTCAAGTAGTAGGCAAGACCAGCCACCATACATGGAATGAATCTAAAGACCACGTCAGCTTGATTAGTATAGTTGCCTGCATCTTCAATCCTTTTTAAATAATAATATTTTAAATATGTATATGTACTAGCATCTGGTGCTTGATATAAAGTTATCTTTGGCACAGTTTGTCTGTCTACATAATATTGACTAGGTTGACCGGTAGATCCTTTATTAGGTAATGCAGCATACTCACTTCTACTTATTTTTGTTAATGATACATCATTTGTTGAAGCTGTAGTATTTGTTGTAGAACTTACATAAGCTTCTAAAATATCGTTAGCATCAGTTGGTGCATCATATGTAGCCGTACCTGCTGTAAGTTGTTGTTCTTTCAATTCTACTTTCCAAAGATGTATACCTCTGTTACCCCATTCTGAAAACAGTATATTTAAACTTCTTCTAGCTGATTTTAAATCATAACCAGAGTTAGTTCTTACACCACACCTTTCATAAGATTCTTCAATAATTTCATCTATATCTAAGTTAAATGAAGTTGACCCAGAAGTAGCCATTTATTTTATCCCGTTAAACTTTGTGCCTCGAACAGCTATTCCACCACCTCTAGAGAAACCTTCTCTTTTTAATTTAAGATCGTTAGAACTAATTGTGCCGTCTTTATCTACATCCATTTGAGAAGATTGTTTAGGACTTAAACCACCTTGAGCTCTTAAATTAATTCTACCTTGCACATTAAAAAATTTTCCAGATGATTTTCCTTCAAAAGGATTACTCTCAGATTTTTTTCCTGCTGAAAAAGTTACTCTACCTCTTTTACCAGCTACAGTAGCTTCCACACCTGTTTTTTTAGTTTTTTGTGTAAAATTTTGTTTTGCAAATTTTTGTTTATCATAAATCAAACCTACGTCTACATTCTTACCTATTGTTGTTCCAACTTTTGCTTTACTTGTTTTTACAACTGCACCTGCTTTTTCATTTTTTGCAAACTCTTTAGTTTTTCCAAAATCAATATAAGGGTTAAGTAATCTACTTTTTGGTTTTTTTGTTTTAACTTTACCGCCTTTATCAAAATATATTTTATCTCCTTTTTTTGGTCTATAAGGTTCTGCAATTGGTTTTGCTTTTTTTCCTGATTTAGGTTTAGCAGGTGCTAATTCTGTAATTGGTTTTGCTTTTTTTCCTGACTTAGGTTTAGCAGGTGCTAATTCTGTAATTGGTTTTGCTTTAACTTTACCGCCATCCTTAAATTTACTTCTAAGCATTTGTTCTAACTTCTCACGAACATGTTTAGGCATTTTACCTTCTTCTCTAGCATTTGTAATACCTTGGCTTTTTAAATACTTTTTAGCTCTAGCAATTTTTAATTCGCTTTTAGAAAATCTTGAAGAACCACCTGATGCTTTTTTCTGCACATCACTTTGCATTTCGTCAATTTTTATTTTCTTAACTCTAACATCTTTTGTATAGGTGTTTTTACCTTTACTTCTAACCTTTTTGTAACCTAATCTTTTTAAGGTTTTATCATCACCTAATAGTGGCATTTTTCTCTCCTATGTTTTAGAGATAGTTCTTGGATCTTTACCAGGTCTCATTGCAGCTCTACCATAACCTTGTGCCATACCACCTTTGTTAAGACCCATGTATAATGAAGAACCACCAGCTTGAGGCATGTTATCCTTAATACCCATAGCTTTTTTTATATTCTTTTTCTTAGCTGTAATTTTCTTTTTTGCTTTAACTTTTTTTGTTTCTGTCGCATAATCAGTAGTATATTTTTTACCTTTATATGTAAAAACACCTCCAGCACCTTGTTTTTTTCTTGCAGCTTTAAAAGCAGCCCCAAAAGTTTGTGCTTTTGCTCCAAATGTATCACCTACTTTTGAATTACTTTTCTTTTTTGCTTTGTATGGATTTCCTTCTGTAGAACCAGCACTTGTAGTATTTTTATCAAACATAGCTTTTCTTTTAGCTGCTTTTTTTTCTTTAACAGACTTTTCTGGAGGCATTTGCCTACCAGTAATTGTACCAGCTCCACCTTTTCCTCTTTGTTCTTTTGGAGGTGTGCCACTTTTTAAAAAATCTAATATTCCCATTTTATTCTCCTAATTAATATTAATCATACCACCGTAGTATTTCTTTGTAAACGTACTGACATTAGTTGGTTTACCTGCTACGCCTTGAGCTCTTGCTCTTTTTCTTTTAACTGCACTTTTTCTTTGTCCTTCACTCATTCTTCTAGCTTTTGATAGTGGCACACATTTAGGATATTTTCTTTTAGAATCTGCTTTTTGTTTACTTCTACCACATTTAGAAAAACTACCGTCTTTCTTTTTACTTCCGATATCTACCCATTTTTCTTTAAACCACTTATCTAAACTCATTAGTCAAGCATGTCTTTGTAATAATCGGATGTAGATGAATTTGTTTCACTGTAATCAGAATCATCTCTAATGTAAGAGCCAGAAACATAACCACCTTGATTCATTTTAGACATACCACTATTTTGTTCAGCAGCATTTTTTGCAGCAAGTACTTCAGCCTCACCTTGTGCAGCTTGCTTTCTACCTTCTTTTTTGCCTTGTTTTTTCATATGGTTCATTAGCATTAACATACCAAGACCTGCTTTTTTTGGTTTTCTTGCTAGTTTTCCTCTTCTAGCACCAAATTTATTTTTTAATCCTGTATTTACTGCTTGTTTACCAAAATCTTGTATATTTTGAGATTGTCCTGCACTTTTACCTGTAATAGGATCAACTGCATTAGCATCTGGTGAAACTGTACCACTTTTCTTTTTATTCATTTGCATGTATTTCATCATTCCTGCTAATCCAAAAATAGGCATTAACATTCCTTTACCTGCTTTAATTGGTTTGTTTTTCATAACTTTACCTCCTTTACTATAGTCATAAAATTTATCACTATATTTTTTTTTAGTTTTTCTTGTAGAATCTGTTCTGTAAGTCTGAACATGAGCCTCTCTTCTTGTAGGTTGGCCTGCTACAGGTAAAAAATCTCTAGCAGGATTTTTTCTATCTCTTTTTTTCAAAACTAATTTTTTGAATTGTTTAAACTTATCTTTACCTTTGCTATCATATCTTTTTGTAGGAATTTTTAAACCATATTTTTTACCTTCCATTCTTGTGCTAATTGGAATTTGATTATACTTTATCGCAAGAACCTGTTTTTCGGTCAATTTCTTTTTCTTTTTTACTTTAGCTTTACTTACCCTTTTACCCCCACCTGGAACAAAACCAGTTTTACTCATCCTTTCTGCTAATGGATCAATTCGTTTAACTTTAACCTCATCACCCTTATTAAATTTTTTCATCATAGCTCCTTTGTTAGCTTTTTTAGGTCCCCAATCTTTTTTCTTTACACCACTTGGGTCTTTGGCTTTTCCTGCACAAATTTTAGATGCGTAGGCGTTTGCGTAGGCTGAAGGATATACCTTAAACTTACGTTTTGCTGCTGCTTTACCTCTGGGACATAATTTTGTCATATGTTATTTTACCTTTTTTTATATCTTGTGTCTACACGACTCAATTTCTTCTTTTTACCTTTGTTTAAAAACTTTTTCTTTTGTGGAGGCTTTGTTATTTGTTGCCTCATACTTCCTCTGTTTAATGCCATTTATTTTCCTTTATCTTAAACGATATCTTGTTTGACCTTGTTCATTTTTGTAAGCTTCTTTATAATCATGTTTGTTATAACCTTTGTTAAAAGAAACATGAACCCATCCTGAATGAGGCCCTTCTTTTTCATTATAAAATTCTAATATAAGTTGATCAAAATCTAAATTAGCATTTATCCAATCACTAAGTTCTACATTACTAAATCCTAATACTTCTATATCAGCTGCTTGACCTAAAACATGTTGCGATGTTTTACTACCACCTATTTTAGTATTTAATTCTTTACATCTAAAGCCAGAGCTTATAATCATAGGTTTCATAAAATGATTTCTTACAGGCTGTAAAACACCTTCGCATAAACTTTTTAAATTTATAATGTTAGTCATACTTGGTGTGTTATCTATACCATGTCTTGTGGCTGTTTGAGATTTTGTAAATTCATGTAAGCTAAAATTTGTTGTTAATTTCATTTAACATTTCCATCTACGTCTTGCTTGACGTAATCTTGAATTAGGGTCTTTAGCTGCTTTAGGAAACATTTTCATTTGTCCTGCACTTCTTGCACAAAATGATTTACGTCTTTTTGCAGATTTACTTCCTGGTTTTACATCTCCAGTAACAGCAGTTTTTAATTTTGAACCTGGGTTTTTTGCTCTATATGCTTTTACACCAGCTTGCGTCATTCCCGCACCAGACTTTGTAGAACGAAAGTTCTTTTTGTTTCGGGGAGGCATGCCTCCCCTTTTTAAACCAATTAGGTCTGCTGTATAATTATCCATTATCAGTAGCTGATGTAATCGGTGTTACAAAAACTGTAACAGAGGTTACGTTACTAATAGTCAAGTGCATATCAGTTTTAAATAAAATACCGTCTAAAGGCATATCTACCTGATATTGATCAGCTGCACTTCCAGCAGGTGTTGCGATAACAAGTTTTTGTGTACCGCTTCCACCTCCATCTTTAAAAGTTAAACTTCCAGCTGACGCATGACCTACATAATAAATAGATAGCAATCTTGTTCTACCAGACTGAATAGCTCCAGTACTAGTTAAAGTTAATGCACCTATATCTGAGTTCATAATTTTCTCCTATTAACTAGCTACATCGTAACCAAGTATTGTGATAACTAATTTACCTGCATCATAAGTTCCTGCTGTAGAGGTTCCACATGTAAGATACAAATATTGGTCAGCAGCAATTGTGTTACCAACTGTTCTTGAACCAAGAGTAGCATCACCACCATTAATAATTAAAGTTGATGTTAAACTACCTATTGCTGTGTCTTCTACACCAGTTCCTTCAGTTGCTGAGTGTAAATCAATATCAGGGTCTCCAGTAGTAGGTGCTTCAAAACATTCCATAGTTACACCAAAAACAACACCTTGGTTTGCTGTTGTTACTCTTCCGATGTAAGCAACTCCTGCACCATCAGCACCAATAATATCTCCAGCTGTACCACCACAATTCAAACCAGTAAGGTCAATCATAATTGTTGTTTTAACCATGTTAACACCAGTAGTTGTATCACTTTTAAATCTTTCTACTTGTGTAACATAAACTCCTGCTGTGCCTTCAATACCAGCACCACCAACAGCTTCGTTTGCCATTTTGTTTCCACTGGTAATTGTTATTGCACCAGTAGCTGCATTTTTAGATACAGTCTCAAATCCGTTTTCGGAACGGACTGGTCCTGAAAAAGTTGTATTCGCCATCTTTATCTCCTAGTTCAGTGATATAGTCCTCTAGGGTTGTCTGCCAAGCCAGTCTATATCAATTTATATTTCTTGGTAATTTATAGTATACATAAAAAAGGGGACTTATGTAAGCCCCCTTCTTAAACCTTTAAGGGAAAAGGTTGTTATGCTGCTCCAGGGCTTCCGAAAATACCTCTTGGATCTGAAAAACCAAAAGAATATCTTTCCCTTGCCTTGAATCTTACATTACCAGTATCAAAGTCACCTTCGATAGCTGTTTTTACTGGACTTCTTACGAATTGCTTTAATCCGTTTGGAGCATCAGTCATAATGAAGAAAGCATCTGTGTCAGTTAAATAATGATTAATTCTATAACCTTGTGGGATCATTCCCATTGAAGCCATAGCATTAATGTCATTATCAGCTGTTCCCACTCTTTGCGGAGTCTTTAAAATTCTCTCAGCAGTAAATTGTAATTCTTTTGGAATTATCAACTTAACACCTTGTAGAGATATTTTTAAACCTCTTTCATCAGTGAAAGCAGCAATGTCAATTAAAGATTGCTCAAGAGAAGTTTCTGATAAATCAGAAGCTGTCCCTAAAGTATTTGCCATTGTACCACCACTTAATAATGGGTGTGAAGCGTTACATAAAGAAACACCATCACCACCAGTGAAAGATGCGTTAAAAGCATTGTTAAGAACATTTGCAGCTTTAACTTGTTTAGTATTTGCCATACTTCTTGCTAAAGCTCTTGTGTATCTACCAGCTAATCTGTCATACAAATTATCTTCAATTGCTTCTTCGGTAATTGCGAAAGCCATAGCGATGGTTTCGTGTGTATACCTTGCAGTGAAAGATTCGTTTGCATCATCAAATTGTACTGCTCCGCCTTCTGATTTAACAGGGGCAGATCCAAAACCACTTAACATCACTTCTTCTTCAAAAGCTCTGTCAGATGACTCTGATGTAAACACCTCAGCATGTTCATTTTGATACCTGTTATATTCCAAACCGAATAAAGCATTCAGACCTGGTTCTAACTCTTTTACTAATTGTTGTCTAGATATTGCCATGCTTTATACTCCTGTTGTTGAAACTGTACCTTGGACAATAGATCCATTAGGTGCATTAAAATGATTATTAATACGAACGATCAACGGAATACCTGCTGCTGTAAAGTCAGAGTTTTCAGCATCCTCTTGAATCCCTACAATACGTAGAGGAAAAGCTGCTGTATCAGCTGCTGTACTTAAATCTGCGACAGCAGTAGAAATACCAGTAGTGTTATTACCACTATTTCCATTTGCAAATTGCACATTTAAAAATATTGCTGCTCTTATTTCAGCTTCAGTATCAAAACTTCCGCCACCAGCATCAGCTGCTATTACAAACAATTGATTTGGATCGTCATATACGAAAGCCTTTACTGGATGATTTGTATCAGCTCCAGATCCGGGCCAGTTATTTGAGAAAATTACTTCTCCAGTAGTACTAGAAACATACTCGCAGCCATAGAAAACACCTAAAATAGAAACCGTTCCACCTGCCGCAGCTTGTAAGTCATCAATAACTCCTGCTGCTGTAGGTATTACAGGCATCCCTTGGTAAATTCTATTGGTGTTTCCTGCGGCTATTCTGTATTCAGTAGTACCAGTAGTGTTGTAACTTGAACCTAACTTTGATAAAGGTCTCAAGCCAAACGATACGTTAGTATTAGCCATATTTTATTTCCTTATAAAATAATTATTAAAATTAACTCCCTTTACGAGAGCCACCAAAACTTACCCTAGATTGTCTATCAATATTGACAGGCATCTCGGGACGTTGTTCCCTTAGAATGTCTTGATCAACGGATTTAACTTGATCTGAAGTAATATTTTCAAAATACTTCCTGCGTTGCTCGACTATTTCTTCAGGTATCCTTGCCAACACAAGGCCACCAACCCCAATTAACCCCTGATACTGGCCTTCTCGAACCACTGGAAAATCATGATCACCGATTTGGGATTTTACTTCTTCAGCTCTTACGAACTCCCAACCTTCTCTAAGTTTTTTAGATACATTTCCAGTATCCATAAAACCGATGCTCTCAGTTCTTATCCAACGATGCTTAAATCCTTTTGGTGCAGGAGGTGCATCCAGACTTGATGGTGGAGTCCAAGCTTTAACTCTATCTTTTCTTTCACTTGAACTGCGTGAGGTTTTGTTTATCTTTTCGTTCATATATTACTCCTTCACGTATTTAGCGTATTCTTCTAATGGCACTCCGAGTTTTTTAGCTATCGCTACTTGTGACCGAGTGAGCGTCACTTTTCTGCGTCCTTGCTGTTTACGCCCCGCTGAGGCAACAGTTTGGATCGGTTTCTCTTTAGCAAACTTACCAGGAAAATTATCCTGTAGTTGTCTGTCAATTTCAGTATAGTAGTCTTCAGACTCTGGGTCAAACCCCTTTTGTACTAAATCTGAATGTATAGTGTAAGCAGCATTAGTCATAACTTTATCTTGACCAAACCATGAGTTAGTATCAGCCCAATCTTTAGCTCTTGAACTTGGTTCTTGCGGAACAACTTGTTGCTCTTGCTCTCTACTTACTTCTATGTTTTTACTTTGCTCTTCAATCTCCACCTTTCTCATTTTAGCTTTTTCTTTTTCAACAGCTAACCTAGTAAGGTTTTGATTTGCTTCCATCATTTTATCATAGTCTTGCTCTTGCATAGCACTTTTAAGTTGAGTTTTAACTTTATCAGTCTCAACATCAACTCTATTTTCATATTCGTTTACAAATTCTTTATCTGTTCTTTGTAAATCTGATTCTGTTTTCGAAAACTTTTGTTGTAAACCTTTTGCAAAATCTAGAGCAGCTCTTTCTCTTCTCTCAGCTTCTCTCATACGCCTAGTTAAACCATTTATTCTTTTTTGAACATTATCTGAGTGTTCAGTAAGATCGTCTTCACCAGACTCAGTTTTAACTATTTTTGCTTTTGTATCTGATTTAATGGTATCCGTGTAACCTAAGTCAACTTCACCTACCTCTAATTTTTCATCTTTATCTACTTGTTCTACAGAAATTTGTTTTTCTTCAATTCCGTCAGTATCTAATTCCACTGCATTTTCAGCCATACTATCTCCTTAAAATAGTGCGAGGACATCCTCGGGTTTTTTAATTGTTGCTATTATCTCATCGTCATTTAAAATCCTATGCTCTCCAAACTTAGTTTTAAATCTGGCTCCAGCATAACGACCATAAATAATAAATTGACCTTCCTTACACCAAGGTCCATCTGGAAACTTATCTTTATCTTTATAACATAAACTTCCCATTTTAACTACCAAACCTACTACAGTTGTGACTTCAATTGTTTCAGCTGTTTGATCTGATAATAAAATACCACCTTTTGTTTTTTTACTAGGTACATGTGGTCTTACTAAGATACGATAACCAACTGGATCGGGTAGACCATCCAAGTACTTACCTGTTTCCTCAGCTCCTCTAGGAACTAATGGTTTATCTTTTTTAACTTTAGGAATTATTAATTTAGGTGTTTTGGGTGCTACCAAAGTCATGTACGTTATTCTCCTTTCGTTGCAGGTCATTTAAGTCCTGTAGCAATGTTTCTAAAGCATTGATCTTGCCTCTAGCATAATTCAATTTTTCAATTGTGTCTACACTGTAAGCTATATATTCTTTATTTTCATCAATTTTTTTTCTTATTTGGTTTTTTATTATTTGAATAGTATCAATATCATACATAATTACACCTTATTTTTTCATGTTATCTCTAGCTATGCCTTTTGATTTCTCAAAGGATCTCATGGCCCCGAGTCCGAGGAGGCTCATAACTAACGTGACGAGCCCTTCCATTTCTAAACTTGGTGGCATTAAATCTGGGTTAAACATTACAGCAAACCAAGTTAATATAGGG